ATACAATAAACCAAATAGTGGTATTACGATTTATATTGCTTTAAAAAAGTGTAAAGTACCTAGCAAAAAATCTAAAAGAAAAATTAAAAAAAAATCGTCATGTGAAAAAATACATAATAAAGGTAAAATAATTAAATTGTTATAAAGGACAAAATAAAATCTTGATAGAATTTAATGGATATAAATAATGTAATAACATTAATAAAATCAAATACTGGAATTGTATTAGTTATAGTTCTTGTAATAATAGTATTGTATTTGACTTATATTTTTTCTGAAAATAATAGAATAAAAAAAAGATTAGCTTTATTAAATAATTCTATAATATATGATAAACCAAGACTTTCAATAAATTATTGTAATTTTATAAATAACGATGATATAAATATTTACAAACATAAAAAACTATGTGATTATTATATTTGTAGTAGTAATAATTGTTTTTTGGTTGGAAATCAAGTATTAGATTATTGTAGTATAGAAATGATTAAAAAGGTATTATATTTTGGGGCACGATATATTGAAATACCGATTTTTGACAAAGAAAAAAAAGAAGATACTATACCAGTTGTATATAATAGTATAAATAAGCATCAAGTAACGTTAAATAATCTTGATTTAGAGCTTGTGATAGAAACTATAGAAAAGTTTGCTTGGAATAATAGATTTATAGATAATTATAATGATCCATTGTTTATATATTTAGATATACAAACAACAAATGTAAAAACAATAGATAAAGTTTATGATATTATTGAAAAATATATGGGTGGTTTAGTTGATGAAAATGGAAATGTAAATGGTGGATATTTATTAGGAAAAAAATATAAACAAATAAATATAGCAAAAAGAAATATATGCGAATTTCAAAAAAAATGTATAATATTTTCGAATGGCCCACATATTAATAGTAAATTGGCAGATTTAATTACGGTATCAATAGATAAAGGATATTTAAATAGAATAACATACAATGAGGCTATGTTGAATGATGATGATTTATCTGGAGCAAAATTTAAATTAGATAGTAATAAAATCGAATTTAAATCTTCAAATATTGGGGAAATACGAAATGAAGCATCATTTAAAGATTATTTAGAAATACATGATGAATCTATAAATTTAAGAACATATGGAATAAATAAAGGAGATGGTGTATTTATGAGTGGATCTAAAAATTCATATAATAATACTGGGAGTACTAAGTTTATTGTGAACAGTGTCACTAAGACTAAACTCATATTTGAAAATGATGTAATATTAAAAAATAGTAATATGGGAGATACCATTGTGATTGAAATTTACGATAAATCATTAATAAAAAATAAACAAACCGCAGATAAAGTATTGTTAGAAGAATATAATAAAAACAATATAACAATAGTTGTTCCAGATTCTAAATTTTCAAGTATTAATCACAATTATAAAGATATTTTTTATAAAGGATGTCAAATAGTACCAATGAATTTTCAAAGCAATGATACATATTTTAAAGATTATTTTAATTTTTTTAAACAAAAATCATTTATATTCAAACCAAAAGTTTTAATAAATAATTTTGATATCCCAAAAAGTATAGCATTAAATTCAATTGTACCAGCATTTGATTCAGATATTATATTAGATATAGATTACAATTTGATTGATAAAGTAAAACATAATGTAAAATGTAGTATTAAAACAATAAATAATAGTAAATTGAGACTAGTAAATCAACAAAGAACCGCTAAGTTTAGTTTAAATTATAATTATAGTAATTCTAAATTTAAAATAGTAAAAGCATTAAATAAAACTCCAGGATATATATCAATTCAGCATATAAATTCTGAAAAAATACCGAGATATTTAACATATAGTGATTGTAGTTGTTATGTTTATTTTACTAAAACTCCAGAATCTAATAATGTAAATACAAAATACAACTTTAATAATTCTGCCTCGTTTTATGCTTTAAATCCATTATTAATTGAAAAGAATTATAATAGTCTTGGGGTTATCAAACGAGATAAATATGAGAAAGAGAAATTATATTATCTAAAAATTAGAAGTAAATTTGATAGTAATAATAAATTATTTGTTAAAAATGTTAAAGATTATGAAGTAAAAACATTTTTGTATGGGTCATTGAAAGATTCCAACATATCAAATGATACCGTTGTAGTTTTGAAACCTAAATTTGATCCAAGTGGTAATTTTTTTCCAACAGGTGATATAGTAGTTCGTTTAGAAATGTTAGAGCAATTGAATATCGAGTCTTTTCAGAATAATTCATTGTCAACACAAACAACTTCTACAACAAAAATAACCCCAATACAAAAAATAGATTTACTTGAAAATACAATTAAAGAGGTTCCAGTTATCAAAACACAACAGAATTTTACTACACCTATATTTTCTGGTGCTGTTGATAAACCAATTGATTATGAATTGATATGGGATAATACGGAATTTAGAAATGATTTTGATGAAGATTTGTCTATTTGGGTACCTAAGGCAAATGAAGGGTATATGGCTATGGGGTGTGTTTTTGTAAACAGTTATAAAAAGCCGTCAATAAATGAAGTAGTATGTGTTTCTGTAGATTATTTGAAAGAAACCAATATATTAAGTAACAAAGAGAATAATTTATATGGCAATCCTATTTATTATAGTAGTTATTATGATTTAGCATTATGGGATGTTCCAGACCATAATTATGTTAAAGCTAATCCACTAGTAACAATATCAAGTAATTATCAAGTGATAATACCAAATAGTATAGAATTTAAAATGTATAACTTTATTTTAAGAGAAACGGATTTTTATGATAGATTGTATTTAGATAGTGATATATCAACAAAAAAAGAGAAAAAAGCAACATTATTTAATATTGAATTTGATAGTATAATAACGCAAGAGGGTAATGATATTTATGATTATTTAATGAAAGTTGAAAATACTGATGGTAAAGTTATTAGTTATACTAAAAGTGAGGCAAATAATACTATGTGTATGGCATTACCACAACCATATTGGTCATCATTTTATGAAAGTGTTACAAATTCAAATAAGGTAGATGAATATGATAGATATTCTAAACCTAAAATAAAATTTGAATCATGTAAAAGTCGTGAATATTTTGGAACAAATTGGAATTTATATAATGATAATTCAATTAGATTAGAAGGTAATCCTAAAGGATGTTTAACCTATAATGGAGATCCAACATCTGAAATTAGTGTGGATGTTAATGATGAAAATAATTTTTTGTATGTATCTGATTGTAATAGTGGATTAAAAAATCAAGAATTTGAAATGAATAATAATTCTATTAAAGTAAATACAAATACATCGTATAATCCAAATGCGTGTCTTACACATGGCCCAAATGATGAATTACGATTAGAAGAATGTGGAGATAAAAAATTTACAGTTATATCAAAATGGAATGATAGTATAGCACGTGTAGATAAATGTAACCGTATAGATGCTGAGGCAGAAATGAAAGAGGTTGGTGCAATAGAGCAATGTATTGATAGATCATATTATGTTGTTTATTTAGATAGTGGTTTCAATCATACACATCAAGAGTTTTGTAGTTTAAAAAAAGCAACTGAAGATTACGATAAAAATATATTAAATTATCCAAGAGGTATGGGATTAATACATGGTGGGAAAATAATTAAAAAAACATCAACAACAGATACTGATTCAGTACTAAATAAATATATGATGACATTAGTTAATACCGTAGGAGATTGTTTTATATGTAAAAATCCATCTAAATTGATGTGTGTAGAAAATAGTATTCAAGATAGTGAATATACGTTTTTTCAGAATGATGAAGAAAAAAAGGCAATATCGGATTATTGTCGAACATTAAAAAATGATAATAGTTTTAAATGTTCACGAAAATATAGACAAAAATTTATTAATAATATATCACCAAGTAATTTTTGTTTAGGATATTTTAAAGAAGTATATCTATACATTCATAATAATAATAATATATTAAATATAGATGTATCACGACCATTATTCACAAGTTCTAGAGGATTAATAGATAATTTGTTAGGAGAAAATTATGATATAAATAATTATCATATGTTTGTAAAAGGTCAAGTAACAAAATCAACAGATACTGATAAATTCAAAATAGTATTTGATACAAGTATGATAAAAGGATTAATAAATCAAACTATTGAGATTTATAAATTTAGCGATGATCTAATATTGAATTATAGTCCAAAATATGATGATGTAAAAATAGGTACAAAAGTATTAGCACCATTAGAAATACAAAATGACACAGAAACCCATGATAAAACAAAAATTGATTTTGTTTATGATGGTCAATATGATAGTTATATAGATACTAAACAAAATATTAAAATAAAAGGTTCATCAGTTAGATGGATGGCTGTTATAATAGAAAAACTTAAAAATAATAAAGTAGAAGTAATGTTTTCGGTAAATACATATAATAATACAAATGACAAAGACCAGAATGATATGCGTCCATATTCTAAATCAAATATACGAAAAATATTTAACGTATCAGACTTAGTTTTATTACGAAAAGCTCCATTGTGTATTTAATTATTTGTTAGTTGGTTTAGGTACATTTATATCAACATCAATACCTATAAATCTTTTATCAATTGGTTTTTTGTATTCAGATTCCGTTTTTATATTATCAGTAATTGGGTCAATATAATAACTTTGATCACCACTAATAACATATGTTGGATGAGTATCTCCATTTCCTTCTAATGTATTATCTAATGTAAATATTGCATTTATTGCTTTTGGTATACCAATCCATCGTTGATTTGTACGTTTTGGATATCCATCTTCTACTTTTTTTAGTTTGTCATTATATTTATAATAAAGTGGTCCTTTAAAGAAGTATGTTTTTCCATCTTTTCCCCAAGTAAATGCTGCGGTAATATTTGATGGAACACCTTTAAAGACATTATTAATATCTTTTGGATAACCTGCTGCCACGGTCATTTTTTCATCATCGTATAAATATACTTTAGTACCTTTAAAGAAATAAGTTTTTTTATTATGACCATAAGTAAATACAGCATTGTATATCATTTTTGGTTCACATGTCCCTGTTTGCTTAATATCTTCATCACAATTTGTTTGACAATCAAAAATACAGTTCTTTGATGTATCACATTTTTTTGGATCAGTATTATACATACTACAATCATCATCACTATCATTATTTTTTAGCCATTTAGTCGTTATTTTTTTTGGATAACCATCTAAAGCTTTAATTGTACTTTGTATAGGAAGTTTAGACATTTTGTAATATTTGTTTCCTCTAAAAATATACAACATTCCATCTTTATATTTAAATGCTGTATCAATTGAAACAATGTTATTAACTTTTGAACCACAAAATACAATTTGTTTACTATTAGGTCCAGAATCTCCATCGTTCAAATTAGGGTGAATCTGGAAATAATTATCATCATTAAATGTATCTATACAATGGGTTTCTGATAAATCAGTATTTGGTTTTAGTTTTATTGAATCGAGTTGTAAATCTTTTATAAATTTACTGTTAGTGTATTTTTTGTACATGTATAGACTATTAAATTTAGTTTTATCATTCAAATTTATACCATTTGAAACAGATTTGTATTTATTATCTATACAACTATTACCGTATGTATAACAAACATCACTATATGGTCCAACTTTACATTCATCGGACTTTTTAGAACCACAATCTATTTTTTTATCAGCTAATACTTTAATGTCTTTAATACCTTTATTTCCAAATCCTTTTTTTTGACACACATACATAAAAGTTCCATCAGTTCCTTCATTCAAATCTTGATCTATTATTTGCCATTCAGGTCCTTTATCATCACATTGTTGTTTTGCATCAGTTTCGTTATTACCACTAACAATCTCAATATCTAATATACCATAATTATTTTCGATATATTTCTTTTGATTTTTTGCCTCCGTATCTCCACGAGCTATAGAATCTTGTAAACTATCATTCTTGTTACAATAACCAAATGTTAGTGGATTTTGTTTATTATCAAGAGAAGTAGGACACCAACCATAAAGTTTAGCATCTTCTGTATTCAATGGTGTTTTATCCTTAATACAATCCTTGTATACATATTGATGATTATGTATAAATGGAAATTTACATGTTCCTTCTACAACCATTGAATCTTTAATTTGAACACCATTATCATTTATATTTCCAGTGTAAATAGTTTTAACATCAATTCCAGCATCATTACATGATGAACATATTTGATTGTCTCCTTTGAATCCTTTTGGACCTTTTTCACCTTTTTCTCCTTTAGGACCTTTTATATTTTTATTATCATGATAAAATTTTAATGTATAATAAAAATATATTAAATTGACTTCTAATATTACAATATACCATATTAAAAAGGTTAATTTAGTTTTATCATCTTTTAAAGATGTATTAAAATAAATGTATACTCCAGCACCTAATACTAAAATTATTATTACAATTATTATATTTAAATATATTTTAACTGGTATATTCATTAAAATAAGACAAGATATTATATAAAATAAAATTAATATAAATAAGATTTATTTGTCAGAATCGTTGGATGTATAAATATTGTAAATACTGTATTTTAAATTATTTGAATTGATATCTTTTTCGGTACATTTATCTTCATCCCATTTACATTTATCATTATTTTCACAAACATTTTTCCCTTTATCATTGTTTATGTTACATTCATTATATATATAGTCGCTATTTTTATTATGTATTTTAGGATTATAAGGTTCACAAATTAGTTTAGACATTATCTTATTATTATAGTTAGAATTTATAAAACATTTATTATTGTCATTTTTGCATTCATTTTTACTGTAATTAAATGAATATTTTCCAACATTTTGTATATCAGTATTATTAATAATATTAATCATATCATTTGTTACAAATGTATTTAGTGGTATATCATTCTCATGATATATGTGTCTTTTCCAAATTTCAAATACATCTGTGGCTACAATATCTTCATTACTTTTAGGCAATTGTTCATCATTTTCAATATTTGTCGAATTAAATTTTAAAGCATCGCCATTTAATTGTTTGTAAGTTCTCCAAATAGATTCAAACTCATTTGTATCTTTTTTTGGTACAAAAAAATCTGTATTATCTGGAACACATGCTATAATATCTAAACTAGGTGGCGTTGGTCGTCCATCTGTCCAAGGTTTAGTATCAATTACATATCCAAGTGAAATATACCCATCAGGTGGTATCGGTTTCCAAACACTAAAAGAGGTATTTTTGTTTATTCCAGACAAATTAATTGTACTATATACAAGTACATATTTAGTTGGTGACTCAGTGTCTCCAGAAACTAAAATAGATGATAGTTCTTTATATTTTACTAATTTATGTATAAAATCATCATTGTATTTCAGCTTATCTGGTAAACATGTATTGGATTCAAATGGAAAATTATTAACATCTGTTGTATCAAAAACAACATCTCCAACTGGTTTATAGTGTCTATATTTAACATGTTCACTATCATCTACTAATTCATATGGTCTCATAAATATAATACCTTCTTTCGGTTTACCGATATTCTCTGCTGCCGAAGATGTTACATTTCTTAAATTATGAGTTAATTCTCCATATTGTTGAAATGGAATTAGTGTATCATCTGAATCTTTTTTTGATGCTGAGTTTAATGTTGTAAATAGTTTATAAAAATTATTCGTTTGTTTAAATTTTATAGTTTTAGTTGGAGAGTTATCAGATATAGCACTTAATGTAGAAGTACCAATGGTATTTTTTGAAACTGTACATCTGTGATCATTTATACATGAATTACATAATAATGCTGTATCGTCATCATAATCATGACTTGGATGGATTTCAAGAATGGGTTTTGATTTTTCATCACTACCCCAATACCAAGCTTTGTAATTTTTAATTTCATCAAAAGGCGTTTCTTTTTTATTTGGCACCCCATCCATTTTAATAAATGACTCAACTATACCTGATAATGTATCTTTGAAACCATTATCATATGAACTTTCACGTTTAATGGGATTGTTATTGAACATTTCTGTCCAATCTGAATCATTATCAACTTGTGATGATAATAGATTAATAAAATCATTTTCATTTAAACTCTCATGCTCTAAAAAGTAAACCCCTTTATCATATTTCAATATAATTAATATCCAAATAGACCACATTTTAAACATATAGTCATATGCACCACAATCAGAATCAATAGTATTACAATTAGATATGTTTCTATTTGAACCATATTTTGTCATAATTTTTGAAAATTCTTTTGATTTACAATGTTTTTTAATTTTAGATTTTAAATATTCATTATTAATAATATATTTAGTTGATTTTAATGGTAACTCCTTTATATTTCTCCACCAATTGTATGTAAATGTTATATGTTGTAATATTTTTTTAGAACACAAATCACCACCATTACATGATTCACATATAGAATCATCACCACTTTGCCCCCTGTTACCTCTTTGACCTTTATCTCCTGGAGGAGCTACTCTAATTTCAACTGTTTTATTAATTAATTTTCTAATAGGAAATTGTATTATACTAATATAACTAATTGTTAATATAAAATATATTATAATTTTGTATTTTGTATAATTTTCTTGTAAATTACGTATATAGAATCCAATCATGATAGTAAATATTGAAATAATAATGATAAAAAAATAAATAAATATTTTAACAAAATCTATTTTGGTATTTTTTTCTTCCATTAAATATAAATCATATTTTATTTATACCCCAATAGTATGGATTTCCATAATTTGATTCACCATTATTTTTAATATGATATTTTTTAGCATCTTTTATAGATTTGAATGGATTATCACCACTATATGTAACAACTTGTTTTTCTTTTCCACATTTAACAACAGGTAATGGATTATTTTGATCAAAAAATGTATCTATATATTCAAATGTATTCAGGAAAATAAATCCAGAACTATGTTCTAAAATAATGTTAACCCAATCTATAATTACATTATTTATTTTAGTTTCAGAATTAGTCATAGTTATATTATAAATAGGCTTTATTTCTCCTTCATTAGCATCTTCACCAGACTTTTGAGTATCAGTATTTTCACAATATGTTACATTTTGGTTAGTTGACTCATTAGAGGCAGAAGTTATATTAACTGATTGTGTTGGAAAGTGTAATTCAAAACATGAATCGTTATTAGAATGTGATTCATTAGTATCCAATGTTACCAAACAATTGGAATCTATATTACATGGGTTATTTCCATTTATACACCTCCGTCCATTTTTACCAGTTTGACATTTATTTTTTATAGTTTTTTTTTCGTCACCTTTTTCTAATTTTGTGATATATATAAATTGTTCAGAATAGCATATATTCTTTATAAGGTCTTTAAAATACATATTTTGTAATAAATAATCATTGCTATTAGTCAATGATTTATGTTTTTTTAAAACAGATTCTATATTAAGAATTATTTTGTTGTAAGCTATTTCTGACGGATTTGATAAAAAATAAGCATCACCATTAATACCTTGTTCTCCAATTGAACCTTTATCACCACGTTGTCCAACACTGGCTATAATATCGTATATTAATTTTTTAGAAATAATAATTGCTATTAAAATTATTGTCGATATAATATACATTATCCAAAAGGATACTTTATTAGCAGGATCAATTGTAATTATAGTCATACTATACATAACAACTCCAAACAAACTAATAATTAGTAATGATACAAAATATAATATTAGATTTAAATTTATTAATAATGATAATATAATAATTATAACCCAAACAATGATTGATAATATTTTGTATTGTATTGGAATAAATTTAAAATTTATAAATGCTAATACAGATAAAATAACAAAATCAACTAAAAATAGTTTGTTCATATTAATAATTATGTATATTTT